TTGGCGAAGGATGGAGGCGGTCGGAACTCGTTGATCTGATCCATTGTCAGACCGAGCCGACGGATCTCGACATCCGCGCCGAACTTATCCAACATCTCGCCAACCTGAATCGGCATATGCAGCCCTTCAGGATCATGGTCGCTGAAGTATAGGATGATGACCTTCTTTCCTCGGTTGATGGCCCGCTTGAACTTCTCAGCCGACCGCTTCAATTCGCTGACCGAAGGATAGCCTTTGGAGGCGAAATAATCGAGGCGATATTCTGAGGCAGGGTCGCTGATCACATCGCTCAACGCATCCTTCTCAAGCCAAATCTCGACCAAGACCGATTGTGACTTCCATAGGTCTTCCTTGTATCGGTATTGGAGATAGGCGGCGGCTTGACCGGCGTTCCGATAGCCGCCCGACCAACCGACGGTTGAGCGCGTCCGGTCTTGCATCAGATCCCAATCAACGCGGCCCGCCATTCTTGCGTTCCTGAGTATGTCGCCTAACTTCTTGTAATTCTGTTTCGTGTTCTCGTGGAGATCTCTCGCAACGAACTGATAATGCAATTGCCGAAGGGTCATCTCTCCGGCGTATTCATCCATTATCTCGTTTGCTTGCTCGATCACTTTAGCGGTCTTGGCCGCGAATCGTCGTTCTTCATATTGTTCCTTCGCCATGATTCTCAAGTCGAGCCGAAGCCGTTGCAGCATAAGAATGTATTATTTTAGCAAACAAGGCTTGAATTGTATAATAAATAATGATTGAATGATTATCTATCTATCTATCTATCTAACAAAAGACGGTCAAGACCGGTTCAGGTTTGGTTAAGGGCCGCGAGCGGCTCGACACCCCTATGGAATGGATCGTGATAGGCTTTTTGATAGTGATAAACATGGGTTTGACGGTGTGGTTCGGCGTCAGAGCGGCGCAACTGTTCCATTCCGCTATCGCTGATCTGGATGGCAATATCGCTGCGGCTCTGAAGTCGCTGATCGAGCAGGGAATCGGCGACATCGAACCGATCAATCCCGTTCAGCAAGCAATCGCCCATTTTATCACGGAAAGAATGAGCAATCAGACAGATTCGGCAAATCCGGTCTTGGTCGAATTACCTCGTGGTGAGGGTGGGAAGTTTGCGTAGATCTAAAGTGTTAATTTTTGGCAACCATAATTAACAACCGATTTCCCCCCTTCGATCCATGCCCCGCCGGAAGAAAGCCAAGCGTCGATCTAAACCCGCCTTCAGCATCCTGAACGCAATAGAGGCACTCGCCTATGGATCATTGCTCACCGAAGGAATTGCAGGAACAAGCATTACGGGCTTTATTTTTGGGAACAAGGATCTCGGAATGGTGAATGTCGCCGCCGCCGATTCTTGGAATACTTCGACTCACCTTGAACTTCAAGGCGCGGGCGAGATCTCCCTCGCTGACATTGTGAGCGAGCCTTCACTCGCAATAACGACCATGACCAACAATTTCCAAGCGAACATCCTCCCGATGGCATTAGCGGCTTTCGGCATTTCGATTACGTTCCGAGTGGGAAGACGGCTTTTACGCAGACCATTGGCATCCGTAAATCGCAACCTCATTGTTCCGGCACTCGGCAAAGGCATCAGGATGTGAAATTGAATGGCGAACGTGAATACCTATGGAACCGTCAAGGATCGCCGCAATCGGATCGTTCCGCTCGCAAACGCGGCCACGACCGAATCCACACTCGACGAGGTAAAAACCGACAGTTCGATTGTGGGATCGAGCCAATCGCTCGGAACCTATGCGGATCAACTCGGCAACTTTCAAGTCGTGTCCGGTGGCATAAGTTTTGAGACTGATGCGACTTACAATTATATTCGCTCGGCGGGGATCATCAAGGGCGTTCTTCCGCAGGGATCGAATAAGGACGGCGGGACTTCTCCGCTGCCTTCTGTTGTGCCCTATCCGTTCCGTCTAGCGTCCGGCGATCAACTGATGGTGATGGCACAGCCGATCACATCGAGAGAGGCTTCTCTCACGGTCGCTTGCACGAACGGAGAATACCATGTCTTTTCGGTCACTCCGTCTTCTTCAAACGACTTCCACGAGTTTTTGTCGGTTCTCACTTCAAACGGAATTGGGGAGACATTACAGGGAAGATCTGTCGCATGGTTCTATGCCTATTCCGGCAACAACGACGCCGAACTAACTTCAATGATTAACTTCCTGAATGGGTCGGGAGTATCAATCGGAACTTTGGGCTTCACCAACTCCGGCGGATCTCATGCCTGCGTCTTCCAACCGAGCGGCGGAATACCAATCGCGCTCAACACTCGCGTCGGGTTCTCAACGGACGGTTGATCGCGTGTCTATATCCAAGAGAGCGAAGGCTCGATTTGGGCTGATGAGTGCATCAGAGAAGGCCACGATCAAGAAAGCGGCCAAGACCCTCTTTGACGCTGAACTGATGGGCGCAAAGAGAGCGAAGGAGATCACTCGATGGGCCGAGAAGCGGTGATCGTATGACTCACGCTCTCGGTCAGTTCTTGGTTCAAGAGGCAACAATCCCCGCCGGTTCTGATCAAGCGAATCTGTTCCGCGTATTCACGGCGGGGGAGAAGGCAGTATCGATCCAATATATGCAGTATTATGGAGGCGATTCATCAGAGCAAATCCAACTCTTTTTGGTGCCCGCAAACACGACCTTCCCGACCAAACCAAGCATTACAGCCGGAACGCTGGCGATCACCACCTTTGACTTGTTGAGAGGCGGCATTAGCACGATAGACCATCCCGCCATCGCCAATTTAGAAGGACGGTTCTTCAGCGTCATGATCCCCCCGTACGCATCGCTGGCGGTGAATATGAGCGCAGGCAATACAGTCGCGTGGGTTGTGACGGTTGGAGGCTTTGAGATCAATGCCTAAGGCCGCTGCAACATCGGTGATAATTCACAGAATCGAACTCCAAGAAACCGAGCGTGATTTGCTAAAATCGGTCGTGGCCGCTTATTCCTTTAGGAATGTCACAAAGGGCGTCTTCAACCTGACTTCTGATGTGACAACGATTGTTGCGCTGCTGATTGTGATCGAGTGGCTCACCGGAAAGGAAGTCTTGACGGGTGCATTGTTGGCAGCATTGGCAACGGGAGAGAATATCGGATCGGCACTCGCGGATATGTGGAACCAACACAGACAGACCGACGAGTATCGCGAGGCGTATGAAGGCCGAGCATCCTCGCTGACGGGCGGGATATGGAACTTGGTTGAGAACCTGATCGGGATATTCTCAGGAGAGTCATTTTCAAGGTTTGAAGATCTGCAAACCAATCGCGGCCGCTGAACTGAAAACTCGCCCATTGGAAGGTATGCTCAACGCATGAGAGCATCGAGGTTGGTCGTCATGGGTTCGGACGGGTGTTGAAGTGCTTAGGATCGCTCTATCGGCCTATTTCACGGAATAGACGCCTGATCAGCCCGACTTTCACTTTCTCGGCCTTGACCGGCTTTGCATTCCCCTTCAGATCAAGGTCAGCAAGCGGCATGATGAACCGGTTGTGGTTCTCGGCTTCTTCTCTCAGCCAATCAAGAACGCCTTGCTCTAGCGTCAAGTGGAAAGTGCCGACATCATCGCGTCGCCATAGGGACGGAATGAGACAGTCCTGATCAACGGTGTTTGCGCTGCCGAGAGCGCGAGCGTTCTTCACTTGGGTGACATGAGCGTTGGCGGCTGCCAACGAGTCAAGAGAGGGTGTCCCTGCGGGCCAACATACGCGGCAATAGTGGGTTCGTGACGGATGGCAAAACGGATCACATTCCGCCCACTCGATCCGGCGGCCCATGTGATCCCCGCTTTCCTCTCGATAGTATAGGTGAAGACACTCCCGAACGAACTTGCTGAAGTTTTTGCCTTCTCGCTTCATTCGGTGCGCTAACGCCTCAGTCTCAGGATCAAGGCTGATGCTCGTTGTGATGCTCATTCCAAGTCACCCCGTAGTCTGTGAGTGATCCCGTTCAGCATGGTGGGGCATTGCTCAGATTGAACCTTCTCGATCAGATTCAATGAACCGACACCCTCTGTGAGATTGATCTCCCAATAGACACCGCAGTATCGACATGAGAATCGAGTCATTCAAGCATCCCCCCGATCTTCAGGCAGCGATAGCACCAACTCCCATTTTTGAGATCCCACTTCAATGATCGGCGAGAGCCGCATTTTGAGCAAGTCGGTCTTGACCGCATTCCGCTCATTCACTCACCGTCGCAATGGTGGCATACAGTATCATGGAACCATTCTCCATGAATCAAAGTGGCTCGACCCGTCCAACGCCCATCCCATCCACCGATGCGCTTACACGAAGCGCAAACCGGCGAATCTGGATCTTTGACAAAGCGAGTTGTTGTCATCAATAATCATCCTCCTCATCATCGTCATCCTCTTCCAAGAACGCTTGAACTTCATCCCATCGCTCACCGAGTTTGACGAGCAGCGTTTTTTGATATTCTTCGCTGTCTTTGATTTTGTTCCATGCGTTATAATCGATCATCGGCTCGACTTCCTTCCGGATCAAGTCTTGGATCACGGATGGCTTCAGCGCGTCCAACTCCCACGCTTGATCTGTGCCGGTCGCATCCATGTATTCTTGAAGGCGGCTGCTCTTCTTCTTGGCGAAGGATGGAGGCGGTCGGAACTCGTTGATCTGATCCATTGTCAGACCGAGCCGACGGATCTCGACATCCGCGCCGAACTTATCCAACATCTCGCCAACCTGAATCGGCATATGCAGCCCTTCAGGATCATGGTCGCTG